GGAAAATCCATCGTACTATCGGCTTTCACCGACGCCTCGGTTGATGCGGACTAACCCCTTCGCTCTTAAGTCGCACTACCTCCGCGACCACAGCTGACGTCCCATACTGTTGGGGTAGTAGTTTCCCGGCAGAGAAGCCTTCTATACCCAAGACGCTTTCCACTTTCTCTGGACCACCAGCTCGTTCAATAAGCTCGTGGATTGAGTATCTCCGCAGATACTTATCGTTACCGTACAGGAAACTTACCGCTTCTGGGAACCTCGGGTGATACTTACCATTCTCAAACTGCTGTATCCACCTTAAGGTATCATCTTCGGGCTTCCAACCATTCTTGAATCGCTCATAGCTCAGCGCACCATTGAGGATTCTCATAATGGGCCGGATACCGGGATACACTCCCCTTCGACTCCAAGACTTCGAGTGGATATTCTGGAGGAAGTACACTCTGTCTCGAGACACGCCGCCTTTATCTGAACTAACTTTCAAATTCAGTTCCCTCGCTATGTTTACTACATTATCCAGGCTCCATGGCGTATTGAAAGAGACGACGCCATCATCTCCCTGAACAATATGAAAATCGATATCGCTATTCATACGATATGCGATGTAGTTGAAGGCAAATAGTTGAACTAATGAGTCAACTAAATTGGTAAGACCCGAGCCCGATGGTACTCCTCCATTTCGATCTTCCAAAATGCCTTCTGGAGTAAGCAGTCCTATATTTAGGAATGCCTTGCCTACATAGCGAATAAGAGGGTGTGCACTGGCTACGAACCAATCCAACATGATATCGAATATCTCTTCTATCAATATTCTTGGAATAGATGCGTCAAATCCAGAGAAATCGACTGAGAGAATATCATGTTCTGACATTTCCATAACGGTGGTTACAGCTTCATTTACAGCGTCCGGCCCAACCCAGGGTGCGAACGTGATACCAGTATCCGGTCTTCCTGTTAGATACTTTAGTAATGGTACCTGAAGCTGAAGCTCAAACAATGTTAGGTAATGCGGATAACCCCACACTGTCCTTTGCTTAGGGATCTCATCCAGACCACGGGGTTGACCCCTCCAATATAGAATGCAAGGATCTGGTTTCATATCGAAACCTGATCGCCTTATGGCTCGTGCCAACATTAGAACTTCCGGCCTG